AAGTATGTACACTCTCAGCAATGTATTGTTTCAAGCTTTTCATAATAAAGTCCCTATAATATATTTATCAATTAAGATTATTTTTCCCGTTTAGGATTTTTAATAACTCATTACGATCTAGTGCTTGGCCATTGCCCAAAGGTATATTAGGAACGTCTTTTTCGGCGGGATTTAGTTTAGCATCTAACGCAGCTTTCTTTAATTGTAACTCAATCATTTTAAGTTTCTTATTGACCTTAGCAGTTTTAGCAGTTATAGCATGTCCAAGCATAGTACCTGCCACTCCAAATATCTCAGCACTGAATCTACTATCCACTTGCATCCCAAGATCCATCAAGTCTTTATAACTATCCTTTGCTAAATCAACTAGTTCATCCATTTCTTGGTCAGCAGTTTCTAATCCTCTTACTTGCGGTAGTGCTGTTTCTATTTTTTGTAAACTATCAAGTGCAGTTTGAGTAATTTCTCCTGTTTGATTTGGTAATGGTTTAACCAAATCATTTGGCTCTGATGAAGTAGCCAATTCAAATAATTCTTCAAGTTTTTTTGTCATATGGATATTTATTTACCTTTTTCTACCATTATAGAAAAGGTCATCTTCAGTTATTACCCTAAAAGCATATCCTTGTTGTTTGCAATAGCCCATAGCAGCAGCCCATTTAGCATGATTTACTGCTATAATTGCTCTGTCTTTAGCACTCGTTACTTTACTTTCTAATAAACTTTGTTTCTTAGGTTTTATTTCAACAACCTCTGCTAATTTTTTGCCATGTTTATTTTCATAAACAACAAAAAAATCAGGTATATAATTTGTTTTTTTCCCAGTTACTGGATTAAGATAAGGAATACTTAAAGCTTCACTTGCCCAATATAACACATTACGATTATTATCGCAAAAAGTCATAAATGTTAGTTCCCAACCACTACGATATTTAGGAGCATGTTTACCTACATATTTTGCAGGATTTTTAGGTGTGTAAATTCCTTGTGCCCATTTACCCATTTTATAAAACTACGTTACGTGCAACTGGTAAATTGGGGAGTGGGACTTTTGCAATACCATATAATGCAGTTTTTGATTTTAAGCTATTTAAATAGTATGCAATTGTTTTTGTTAATTTTAACTTGTCTGTAGTAACACCACGTAATTCATCAAGTAAAAGTAAAACATTAAGACCTGTTTCCTGAGCGATCCTAAAAAGTATCACTGTAAAATTACCTGCGGTTGTAGCATTTTTACTAGTATCATAAAAGAAACTATAGACTACATCAAATTGGGCAGCATCTACTTGCAATCCAATACTATAAAAACTATCATAAATTTCTATAGTTCTGTCAGCACCTTTACCTAATTCAACAATTGAAGGCATATTAAAATCCTGCGTTTGGTGTATTAGTAATCTTAGGTGGACTTTGCAATGCACCTACAGTTGGGCTACCAGCAGTTCCTCGTGGTCCAGGCGTTGATCCCCATGGTCCAGGTATTTCGAAAAAAGTATTACGCAATGTATTACTTGCTGCCTGAATACTTTGTGCTTGTAATTCAACTAATGTTGGAAAAATAGGTTTGTTTGGATCCGCAATTCTTTGATATAAAGAATTTTGAGTATTAATCGCATTGTTTACGTTGTAAAGTGAACTATTTTTTAACTTCATGTTGCTCTCGTTGTTCTAGCTGTTTTTGGCCACGGACTTGCTGTAGTATCATATGACGCTGGTAAACCAAATCCAGTAATAATATCTGAAGGAGTTTTGCCTTGTAACTCACCATAGTTATAGACTACAGTTTCATAATCTAATGTCATGGTATTTTTCATAGTACCATTACCTTCATCATAATTGTATGTATCATGGCTAAAGTTTGTTATTAAAGGATTTATTAGTGTGTATGCAACAAATTTATCTGTATAAAAACCAAACGTTGTAATTGTTTTAAAGAATGGAACTTTGGCACCATTGCTATTACTGTAGCCTTCACCTATATAGCCCCAATCAGCATTTCCTGAAATAGATGGGGTGTAAGTTGTACGATTATTAAAGTCAGTCATTGTATTGCTAGTTGTTGTACCACCTGCCCCTGTTGTAGCAGCAGTGTTATTACCAGGAACACCACCAAATGTTATCTTAGGTTTAGCACCATCTCTGTAATAATAGGTATAATAAGATTCCCACATTTGAGTTACTTCACTAAAATTATCATCATGAAATGTTATAGTGACTGGATCATAATTAATTTTAGTTTGTATAACTCTTTTACGATTATACTGATTTAATGTTTGAGTTTTAATATTATAAGAGGGAAGTTTTATGTTATTAACATACAATCCATAATTTTGACCTGTTTGCAAACCAAATTGAAATGCGTTTGTATTGAATTCAAAATATACATGGAAAAGGAATTTATATTTAGGAGTATTCCTATACAGGTTTCTCCTAAATATAATCCCAGCGTGTTGATAATCACGTAATAATATTGTCATTAACCGTTTGTAGCTAAATCGCCAGATGTTCCTCTTGCATAAGTTTGACCAACACCAATAGTTGGATTGCCACCTTCATCTGTTTGAATTGCGTTATCATATTTTATTGTTAATGCAATAGTAACAACGTCACTTGTTGCATAATTTAAAGTTTGATAGTTAGCACTTTGTAGATAGCAACCTACTAGTTCCCATGCTTCTAGAACAATTGGTGCTGCTACCCCGTTACCACCGTCGAGTATTTCGATAATTGCACTAAACTTGTAGTCTCCGGCTGATGCAGCAGTTGCTTGGTTAACAAAGTCAATTTGTTTCTGCAATTGTTGGCCTACACTTTTTGCAACTTGACCATTTGCGTCATCTCTAACGTTAACTGTTATTGGTTGCCATGTATGTTTACCTGCCATGAATATTCTTGAGTTGTAAACATTTAGTGTAATGTCATCAAATTGTACCTGTGGTCTGGTAACATCTGTGATTTGTCTTGTTAAGGCTAATGGGTTTTGGTTATCATTTAAAAAACCAAAATTTAAAAATTCAACCCTAAATCTGTATTGTAGTTTTGGCATCAACAATATTTGATTGCCTGTGCCGCCATCTGACCCGTATACAGAAAGATTGTTTAACGAAGATAATGCGATTGACATGTAAAATTTCTCCTGATATTGTATTTATCTCAGTTGAAATGGGCTATTGCCCATTTCAATTAAGCTTCCGCCGTTGCTAATGCTTCACCTGTATTCGTTATTCTAACTGGAATATAGATAAATTCAACTGCTTTGAGTGGCTGAATTGCTACGTCAACCCACAACTCACTCCTCTCAATTCTTGCTGGAGTATTATTAGATCCATCGCAAACTACACTGTAATCTATAATACCTCTTAAAGCTACTAATTCATTCATTAATGCAGAAATTGTATTTTGTACCTGTGATCTTGTAAATGCATCGTTTGGTTCAAATATAAATGGTCTTGCTAATAATGTTAACTGTCTTCTAATGTATGCAACTAATCTTGCAACATTAATTCTATCAAGTGCAGTTAATGAATTCAAGCTCGTTTTATTACCATAATTTAACAACCCTTGACCTGTGAAGAATACTAATGGGTTAATCATGTTTACATATAATGTATCACGAATTCCCATACGGCTTCTTGTTGTCACAAATTCCCCAGTTGTTGGGCTTACATACCCTAGACTTGTTGCATTATCAATAACACCGCGTCTTGTACCTGCTGGAGCGAACCAAGGATACGCAATTTGGTCATTTCTTAATAACGTTCTTACCATCATATGTGATGGGGGAACTGCTACTAAATTACCAGTAAAGTCTGTTGCTAAGCCACTTGGGTAGAAAAGTCCCATATAACTATTTCTTGTAACAAGACCTTCATCACTAGTTTGTGCAGCGCCTGCAGTATTAGTTGCCCATGCTTCAATAGCGGTTGCTGTGTCTGGTAATCTCATTGGAGTATCACCAACAATAAATGCTGTTTCTGCTCTATCTGAATTTAGAACAATCATGTTTGGTTGTAATTCTGGATAGTTAGGACATGCAATTAGATTAAAGAAAAAGTCTTCATCTCTAATGTTTGTATTTGTATCAATTGCCCTTCTCATACTTGCAACTACAACTGCACGTTGTGCTTTTCTACCCATATAAGGTGCACCATCAGTTTGATTTCCACTGATTGTTACCCATGCATCTTTTTGTGATGGTAATGTTTCATCTGGGAATCTAACATTGTTAAAATAATTTGTATTATATTGCTTAACATTAAATCCAGAACGTCTTGTGTTAAACAATAACATTCCAACTGGATATGCATCTGGAGATGGAGCATCTAAATCTAGGTAGTTACTTGTAAGCAATGTAACTATTGAAGGAATAGGATCGTTAACTGGGTTAACTGTTCCATTTTGTGCCCATCTTGCATCAGCAAATACTACACCTGAACCTGTTGTTTGATCGGTATTGTCAATTAATACCCATCTGTCCTCAGTATCAACCAATTGCCAACGTCTAATAATTGGATAGTTTTCTAAATCACTTGTGTCAATCCAAATGTCACCGTAAACAAGTGCAGTGCCATCACTTTGTAATGTTGGTTCTGATGCAGAAACAATAGGTCCTGCTGGATCGGTTGCATTTACACCAGTTGGAGTTGGGAAACCGTTATTATCATAGTTTATATTTTTATAACCAACCCAACCACCTGATGTGTTAACCATAATGTCAACTTGATTCTCTACACTGTAGTACCAATTTGTGCCATTTGCCGGAGCTGCTGTGGGTGCTCCCTCATTAGGTGTATAATCAAATTCTACCCAATTACTTAATTGTTTAGTAAATTGTTGATTTGGTGATCCACTTGATACGGCTATCCCGGTTATTGCCCCAGAACCATTGACGTTTACAACTTCTAATACTAGGTTGTTTGTAGGGGCACTTCCACCTAACAAGTTTCCTGCTACGCTAACATTATCTCCTGCTACATAACCTGAGCCACCATTTGTAATAGCATCAACTGTGTAAATACCATTTTCATTTGTAACCGTAACTGCTGCACTTGCACCAGATCCACCTGTGATTGCCACACCTGCAAATGTTGTTGTTACATATTGTCCATATTTCATGCCAGTTGTACTGCCAATTATAAATCCTGCATCTGACATTAAATCGGTAGCTACACCACCTGTAGTAACATCATTAACAATAATAACGCCACCTTCTGTATGGGTTAATTGTATTGCACCGTTACTTAACACTTCTGCTGTAGTGAATGGAATACCTGCTGCAATCCATGCATTTACAAAATCTGTTGCATTAGTATTGTCAGCTAATGTCAATGTATAATCGATTGACAATACACTGCTGCCTGGTAATGAAATATTAATGGTAGCTGTGTATGGACCATTTGTAAAACTAGGACTTGTATTGGTTCCAGTCACTATAGTTGGACCTGTTGCTAGTCTTTCCCAAAAATAAATTGGACCTTGATACCATGTAGAATCATAAGACCATTGTGCATAAATTGTATTTGCTGGAATATTTTTACCACCGTCAATATCAAATGCACTGTTAATTGTCCAATCATCTAATCCCAATGTAATTGTTTTAGGATTCCATGTTCTTGTAATACCATCCCAACGTGACATTGAAGGAACAAATCCATTTCCTGCAGCACCTACCTTTATCCATACAGAACCAGTTGGTCTTGGGTATGTTTGACTCGCAGCCCATAATGGTTGCTGCGATGAAGTGCCCATAAAGAATCCAGGCTGATTATATGTACCTGCTGTGATTCCTAAATCTGCTAATAATGTGCCTGTACCCGAAATTGTTACATCACTTACAACACTAATATCACCATTTAATTGAGCGGAGTAAATTGTTAACTTACCACTAACTAGAGAAAAAGTAAGCTCTGGTACCCCATATGCGGTTAGATCATTAACAAGCACTGATACTAAATTGTTTGGAGCTGCTTGAACTGTAGCTGTTATACTATAGTTACCACTAACATTTAATGTTACTGTGTCTCCAGGAGTAAGAGTTGGATTAGATTGTGTTGATTGAATTATGGGCCATGAATTTAACCATTCTTTACTGCCAATTATAACCCATTCACCTGCTGAATTTTTATAAAAATATTGTGCTGATGATGCAGCAGTTGGTGCTCCATAATCAGGTATAGCAATAACTGCATAACTACCGACTGCCCCTAATGTGTCAATTGGTTTGTTAGCTGCTACTAAATCACTATCACTAATAACAATAGGTAATTTGTTTCTAAATGTATTTGTTGTTTGATTAAACTCGTAAATACCCCAAGTACTTGTGGTTGTGTTTAACCAATATGTCCCGTCAGTAGGTAATCCTGCTGGTCTTCCTGTTTGACCAATTAATCCTGCTAGGTTAACATCTGCTCTAATTACATAAGCACTATTGCTCAATCCTAAAGCTGAGTATGCTGCTAATAAGCCATATTCATTTAATTCATAACCTTGAATTGGAGTTCCATTTGTTGTAGTATAAAAGAATGGATTTCCGTATAATTGTACTAGCTCACGTTGGCTAGTTACTCTGTATAATTTGCCTGCATTGGCTGCTGTAGTACCTTGTGCTACTCTTGTACTTGTTGGATCTGCTTTATTTTGAGCGGTAGCTATCAAAAAAAATGGGATTGATCCACTTGGCGAAGGGAGATATTGAGCCTCGTCAATAACTGAAACTTCCACGCCTGGTGATAATAGAGCCATAATAGTTTTCCTTTATGTAAAATTATGAGGTTTACGACCTGAACCGCATATTATTATTTAGTTAATACTTTCAAAAACATGGTAATAGCATACCTTCGAAGGTTATAAATACATTTATGGCTACTATAAGACCCATATGTAATAAATGCAACAAAAATTTTTGTGCTATAAATTACAAAAAGTTAGGTGTTACTCACTATAGGAGTATATGTGATGATTGTGGGAGAAAAAGAAAAAAACTTTCTCCCTTTAAACCAACTTGGGAGAAAGCAGGATATATCAAAAAAACTATTTGTGATTTATGTGGGTTTAAATCACAATATAGCACTCAAATGACAGTATACCATATTGATGGTAACTTACTTAATTCGGAATACATAAACTTAAGAACAATATGTTTGAATTGTGTAGAGGTAATTAAAAAGAAACAACCAAATTGGAAACGTGGCGATTTACAAATTAACTATTGATGTTACTTGTTTGTGTAAATCGTCAATAGTACCGTTATTATCAAT